ATCTTCTTCCCGGTCGCCCGTCTCGAACAGGCGCAGCATCCGCCCCTCAAAATGCGGCGTCCAAGCCCAGCGAAATTGATACCAAAGCGCGCGCGAGCAATCCCGCCCGATCTGTGATCCGCCGAGGTGCGGGCGGTGTTCGTTTTTGCGCTTGGCCTTGTAATGGTCAAATATGCGCTTGATGGTTTCGGGGGTGGTGTGTTGTTCGAGGTTCATTGTCGTCTCCTTCTTTTCATGACTTGGCCCCCGCAAGGGCCAAGGTAGAAAAGACTTAGCGCTTCCAAGGTGGCGTTGCCGCCGCAGCCGCTGGCGCTGCTTCAGACGGTGCCACTGATGCCAATGGCGCAGACCCGACAGCCGCATACTCTTTGAGTTCGTTCGACGGGCCGTAAGCGCCGTCACCGGGCTTTACCGCAACTTTCACCATGAAAGGCTTGTCGTGGAAATCCGCGCCGCTCTTTGGCGTCATTACACCCACCGCGTGGCAGATGCTGGAGAGGGTGCGCTGCGCAATCTCTACGGCTGTCGGATTTGGGTTTTTGAGGTTGAGCCGCTCAATAAGCTTGCGCCCCTGATGCTGCCCCTCGATGATCTCAACGCCAAGCTGCAAGTAGCTGCCGGTCATTGCCTTTGTCGGCTTTTCTTCGGATGAAGTGAAGACAGCCTTATACCAGCCCGCCGCAATGGGTTCGTATGATGCGGATGGCTCGATGGTGTTTGCGTCAAATCCTGAAAGATCCATGTCGTATTCTCCTTATTTCGCTACAAAATTGTCAAAAGGGTTGCCGCCGTCGAAGGTGAAGCGCAGTGGCGCATCAATCGAAAAACGGTTCTTGGTCACGCTGGCCGCCTGCGGGTGGCAGATGATTTCGCGTTCGCCGGTGCTGATGGCGCGCTTCTTGTCGCCGTCGCCGCGTGTGTGCGTCACCAGCCTGATCATGCAAACCGCATCCACGTTGTCGGTGTAGTGGGATATCGACTTCTTGTGCAGCCGCACCGAATAGCGGTTGTAACTATCCATGTCCGGCAGATCCATCGTCTCAGTGTCGGCGTGGCCGATAAAGACGATATTCATGCCCTTGTCATAAGCAAGCTGACCCGCCCACTCACGAACCTGGCGATGCTTTTCTGCTGCGGTGCTGTATCCGGCACCATATCCGCCGCCAGCCTGATTGATCGACTTGGCTTTTGGATCGGCGGCTACAATTTCGCTTTCGATCATGGTGGCAAGCTGCGTGATGCTGTCAAGCACCAGCGTTTTGTGGTCGTGGTCCTGCGTGGCAAGAGCCTCAATGGCGTCCAGCACGTCTTGGACAGTATGCGCCACCGGAAACAGGGATACGCCCTCATTGCCTTGCAGCGACGCCGTGCCGTCTTCGGTCCGGATAAAGACAGGATTCGGGAACATCGCCGCCAGCGTTGTCTTGCCCATACCGCCTTCGCCAAACAGCGTGATGATGATGGGCCGCTGCCCCGTTGGCTTGCTCAGTTGTGATAGGTCAATCATTTCAATTCCTCCATTGCATCTCGTTCTTCCAGCGCAATCTTGATCGCAACGCCCAATGCGCCAACGATTGCCTCGGCCTCTTCAATGGTAAAATCTTCCAAGTCTGGCTGTGATTTGCCAATATTCGTTGTCGCAATACCAACGGTCCCCCGACCCTCACCGACCATAATAATCAGGTCTTGGCCGTCGTCTGCTTGTACCTTGATGATCATTTCAATTCCTCCACCTTCACAGAAATCTTGCCCGGCTTTGTTGTGAACGCCTCGGCGACCATGCCCCAAAAAACTGGCTCGTTGTTGGCGAGGTATTTCATGCCAGCGGGATCTGCTTTGATTTCGGTTTTGACCGGGTGCATATCCAAAGGCAGCTTGTATTTTATGGATTCCCAGATGTCGGCATTGACTGACCTATAGACCGGCTGGCCGACCGTCACTTTGAAATTGTCAGTCTTGTGGGACTTTGTGCCTTCGTCCGGTACGTCAAAGGCTTGTGCGATTTCACGTTCAATCGCCAGTCGCAGCTGCTGTGCTGCCGTTTCCGCGCTCTTGGCTTCAAGCCAATCCGCGCAAAGTGTTTCCACGTTGCTACTCATTCTAGTCTCTCCTTTTTCTAACTTCATCAACATACTTTTGTGTTGCAGGCATTGCAACACCAAATTGGTGGAATTGGTGATTATTCTTCATCGCCTTCCATCATCAATGCCAGTGCATATGCTGCGATAGGATTGACTGGACGTTCTCCGGATTCCCAACGTCGGATCGTGCGCCCTCCGTTTGCGCCCATATTCCATTTCTTGGAAAGTTGAAGCTGGGTAAGGCCCAGCGATTGCCGAGCCTTTTTGAATTGTTCAGGTGTCATTGCGTAAACCTCCACCCACCGCGAGGCCCAAACCTAACCTTTCGGATACTGTCATCAAACATCATAACAATGGCCACGATTTCAGACTTTTCGCGTCTTGCGCGAAGGTAAACCTCGCGAAATGTAGGAACCGCGCTCATTGCGCGGCACCATATGTCTGAATGCAAATTTCCGCGAGGTATTCGCGCAGTGGCTCGTTTTCGAGCAGCTCGATAACCATCCGGCCCTCCGGCATGTTCGCCTTGCGAGCAAACGCTTCAACTGCTGTTGGCAGCGCAATAAGCGCTTCAGCAGGCATCCGCATCTTTGCGGCAATTGGAGCGAGGGAGTAAGAACAAAGAGCCATGTTGGCCTCCTATGTTGCCGGTAAACCCTCCGGCTGGGTTGGGCTTCATTGCCCTATGCACATAGAGATAGGGCATCTGGCCCTAAGTGTAAAGGGCCAAATGTCCTATTTTGAGATATTTTGGTGATTATTCTTCATCGCCTTCCATCATCATCCGGTGGATGATCGACGGACGCCCCTTCCCGACCGGCTTCACGACCAGCTTTTCAATGGGGAAGTCTTCCATCACCATCGCCAGCAGCCCGTCGCGTTCGTGCTTCTTGAGGTTGCCCAAGCGCGGCACCAGCTTGATCAGCTCGGCCATCTTCAGGCCAGCAGATCCGGATGCGATGATCGAGGCCGCCACCTTCTTGCGCAGCCCATCCGTATCGCCCTCGAACATGTTGTTCTTGAGCAGATTGATCGACGCTTGGCTGTAATAGTCGACGTAATCAATCGCCCAGCGCGCCGCGTGGGTGCTGATCTCGGTATCCCCAAGGCTGCCCGCCACGATTAAAGACAGGCGCATGGCAATCTCACGCGACCGATTCATCATGGAGTTTACGATTTCTGACTTTTCGTTTTCCATACGACCGATAATAATATCTTCATAGTCGGAAAACATTTCATAAGCCGCCGCGCTGAAGGGTATCAACACCGGCTCCGGTGGGAATTCCGGACCCTGATCCTGCAAAATGTTTTCTGACGCTGGGCTTGCCATAGCCTTCGCCCATGCGATCACCTTGGCGGGCGGGTCGATCATGGCTGGCTTTCGGCTTTTCTGGTATCCGGTCAGGCTCTCGACGATCAAGAACCGGTTGAGCAGGCCGGACGCCGCGTCCTTTGACCCGATTGCGTCATAGAATGTCTCCGGCGTGGTCATGCCCAGCACCGTCATCGAGGGCGACGATATCTTGATCTTGATTGCCTTGCGCTGGGCGTCATTCATTGCGGCTGTGGAATAGCCTCGGTTGCTGATCGTGCCGGTCTGCCTCCCAAATGCCTCCATCATCATCGAGATTGACTGCCGCATGTTGACAGATCCGGATGATCCGGCAGCCGCCAAATAGTTGCCGAACTCATCAATCGTGGCGATGTGGCACGGCGCTTCTTTCAAAGCGGACAGCACGCCGCCCTCCGACGTGTATCCGGCAGGCCCGCGCAGGTGGTCCAGATCGCAGTGGTCGAGCAGCCTCGATACGACCTTGTTTGCCTGCTCCTTGCCGGTGCCAGTCTTGGCCACGTTCAGGAAGAACAGGCTGCTCATGTTGTCGCTGTCGGTGATGTACCTCCGCCCCATAATGACAGACCCGAACGCCAGCGCGGCCTGAACGTCAAATTGCGGTTGCAGCTTGATCGAGGTTTTGGAGCTGTACGTCGCGACATCGTTCAGGACGCCGGGGATGGTCAGCAGGTGTGACGGTATCGCGCTGGTTTTTGGTCCGGACACCTTGCCCCGCCCCATGATCGTTGCGGCCACGCTTGCCCCGTGCCGCATCATCGCGCGGTCTTCGTCGCTGGGGCCGATCGGCAGGGAATCCATGCTCAGAGCCTCTGCGGCGGCCTTCACGGCACCGCCTACGTTTCCAAGGTGTTCGTATTGGCAAAAGACCTCGAAGGCGTCGAATGCGTGCGCAGGATCAAACGGGTCGGACGCGTGGTGGCTGTACGCCCGCCCATCGTCGAAGACCACAACGCCGGGGATGTTGGACGACGACGACGGCGACAGCCAGCGGTTGCCGAATCGTTTGTATCCGACCCGCGTCAGCACGTCGCCCATCGGGTTCGCGGCGTTGTACGCCTCAATCACGGAGCTGTCGCGGTTCTCAACCCGGCGGCGCTTTGGGGGCGGCTTGAATTCCTCCGCCCGCTTCCAAGGGCATAGGTCCGCCATCTGGGGCCGGAACCGGTCCCATTCCGTCCAGATTGTGAGCAGCTGCGGCGGGATCGGCCCGATGTCGGTGAAGGGAACTCCCGCCCAAGTGTAGGGCTGGCCCGTGTCGGGGTGGATGGACGGCGGCAGCACGTCTTGGACAGATCCGGCCCTAAGTTCGAACACCACGTCGCGCAGGCGGGGATCATCCTCCCGTGGCCAGCTGATCTTGCGCGTGGATAGGGCAAAGGTTTCGGGTGCCGTGAACAGAACCTTACCCCGCTCAGGCCGCCCGACGATGCGCGGGGCCGTGGCGAGGATGGCGTCGAGGTCGATGTTCAGCGCCTCGAAGATGGCGCGCGTGTTCAGCATGTGGTCGATGTCCAGCGCAACGGTGTTGGACTTGCTGTGAAGCAGCCCGATGTTGTGCGTCGGGTGGCTTTCCCAGAAGCTCGACGGCGTCGGGTTGGTTTGCCAGCTGAAAGTTTGGGGCGCTTTGGACCCCGCCGGAATCGCAACAAGGCTCCAACCGATGGCGTCATATTGCTTTGCAAAGTCGTGGGTGTTTGGTACAGTATCAGGCATTGGAAC